GAAGAAGTCCTATGTGGATGATCGTCTCTGGAAGCCTGTCATGGATAAGAGCGGTAATGGTTATGCCGTTATTCGTTTCCTTCCCGCAGTAGAGGGTGAGGATATGCCTTGGGCAAAGGTGTGGAACCATGCTTTCCAAGGTCCAACTGGACAGTGGTATATTGAGAACTCTCTCACTACCGTTGGTCAGAATGACCCTGTATCTGAGATGAACTCTGCATATTGGAACTCAGGTGTTGAGTCTGATAAGGAGATTGCTCGTAAGCAGAAGCGTAAGTTGCAGTATTTTGCAAACATCTATGTTGTTGAAGATTCTGCTAATCCTCAGAATGAGGGTAAGGTGATGCTCTACAAGTTTGGTAAGAAAATCTTTGACAAGTGCATGGAAGCAATGCAGCCTGCGTTTAAGGATGAAACTCCAATTAATCCTTTTGACTTCTGGGCAGGTGCGAACTTCAAGTTGAAGCTTCGTATGGTAGAAGGTTACTGGAACTATGATAAGTCAGAGTTCTCAGCGCCATCTCCTTTGTTTGATGATGATGATAAGTTGGAAGAAGTGTGGAAGAAGCAGTATCCCCTATCAGAGTTTACTGCTGAAACTAACTTCAAGTCCTATGATGAACTGAAGAAGCGTATGGATATGGTTCTAATAGGAACTGTTAAGGTAGGTAAAGCTGCTGAAGTTATGGAAGATGCTCCTTGGGTTGAACCAAAGGTGGATACGAAACCTACTCCAGCGCCTACTGTTGATAATGATGATGATGAGGACACTATGTCCTACTTTGAAAAGTTGGCAAAAGAGTAAGTAAGGAGAGGGGGAACTTTTGGGTTCCCCCTTTTTTTAATTAAGACCCGACAAAGATGGCGGCCGCTGCGTTTAATCCACCAAACTTATTGGGGATGATTGGACCACCACCGCCCATCCCCAGATTTTGGTGCTGGACACTTGATTTTACGCTTGCATCAACAAAAGTAGTAGCTCCAGATGCACCGCCATCAGTACCTCTCCCCATTCGTTCTTGCTCAAATCGATTTAGGTCTGGTTGACTATCGCCGAACTCGCCTTTGGGTCCATATCCCCCTATATTGGGTCCAACTGGTTTAGTAGGTGATCCACCAGCATTTGATCCGCCAGCAGATGTTAATTTTTTAATATCGTTTTCTGGGCTTGATTCTTCTCCCATTAAGAATCCAGCAAGTTTTTGTCCTGCCCAATCTCCACCAAAGAAACCAACCCCCGCACCAATAAGTGCGCCCAAAGGCGCTGCGACAATTGCCCCCGGCCCAGTGAACAATGCACCCAATGCTCCGCCGACAATACCGAAACCGGCTGCCCCCAAACCACCACCGATTAAACCACCAACACCTTTGATTTTATTTTCCTTAGATGCGTCACTCAATAATAGTGATGCCACCATCGCACTACTAAGGATAGGGCCAAGTAGGGGAATTCTCTTTGCAGCCATTAACAATCTGGGATATTTTTTTAGATGACCTAAACCACCCCCAGAATTGGCCTTAGCAGCTGCCATTATTTTGGCTCTGCCCGTTAAATCCCCCACCTTTGTTGTAGTGGCTTTACCATCAACCCCGGCATAAACTTTACTACCTTTTGGTGAAGTTACAACACTGCCAGCTTTGGGTGGAACTGATCCGCCCACTAGTGGCGGCAGGGCTCCCACAACCTTTGGTTTATTTTTAAGTCCTAACGCCTCTAATGCCTTTCCTATTCCACGAAATACCCCCCTGATTACCTTGAAACCTAGTGTTAGGGGCAACAATAACAGATCGATTGCTTTTTTTCCCACCCAACCAACGGTCAGCGCAGCAATTCCTAATACGAGCAAACCATCAGCACTAAATATACCGGCAATTCGATCAAAAAGACTTACTGGATTTCCTTCTTTATCCTTACCACTAAACAACGCAATAAGCTTATCTACGCCCTTTGTCATTTCTGCAAATGTTTCGCTTTGAAAAAATGTACCAAGAGCAATCAATAACGCACCAATTCCAATAGTGGTGAAAAATGCCTTTAGTCCTAAACTTATGGTTTTCTTGCCCATTGAAACCAATTCACCAATGCCAGCACCCAACTTTGCTAGTTTAGAACCCTGTTCTGCGTTTAGTTTCAGTAGGTCTTCTCGTAGTTCTTTTTTCTTGGCAGGACTAGTTGCGGTCTTGATTCTAAATTTAAGGTCCGCTTTATCGGCTTCATACTGTAGTTTATTATATTTTTTATTGTCTGTTGCAACTAAACCAAGCGTTTCGAGTGACTTTTTCATGGATGCCAGAGCTTCATCAGATTTTTTTATTTCTTCTGGCCGATCCTTTATTGCATGTCTCGCAGACATTTTCACTCCGGTTTTTTGACCTTTCTGAAAGGTTATATTTTCATAAAAACCCTCTAGACCTCTCTTCAAACCAAAGAAGATGTCCCCCTGTTCTTTTCCCGACTTTTGATTCAAACTGGCAAAGTTAGCAAGAGAGTTTAGTGTCTTAAAATTGAATTTATTATCTTGGGAGTTCTGTTTGCTCTGACCCGTGATAGCGAGGACGGTCTGTTGAACAGAATTATTAACAGAATTATTGCCGGACTTTAACTCACTTACAATATCTTTAGTATTTTTTGCTACCGCTTCATCAACTTCAGTTACGCCCTCTCTCTTATCATACTTTTCTTGGCGAGTAGCAAGGGCTCTAGCACTCAATATTTCAGGCAAATTTTGTGCTATTATAGAAGTAGCAGTGCCACTTTTTGCATTATCTTTAGCAAGCTGCTCCAATTTTTTATTGGTTTCAACTAACAGATTAGCAACAGTTTTCAGATCAGCCATAACTCAGGTTCCTTATTTCTTAGGTTCTTTGTTTGCAAACGCTTGAGCGCCAAAGAAAGCTGCAATGATACCAGCAACAGCAATGAAGTATACTCCTGCCATGTCACCAAGTATCTTTGCTGCTACCTCAATACCAAACACAACCGACACAACAACACATACAGGATACAATAGCATACCGCTAAGAGCAAACCACGCCATCTTGCGTTGGGCATCCTCTTTCTTGTCTTCATTCTCAAGTCGTATCATTCTCTCTTCCATAGCCAACTCCTCATCACTAACAATTCCATCACCATCAATATCAAATTTATCAAATTCACTATCTTTTTGTAGCTTTTTCTGCGTCATTTGATTAACTCCGATTATTTGTTTTTTCTTGCTTGTTTGTCATACTCCGCTTTCTCATCCTCTAAATGTTTTATCAATAAACCAGAATATATTTCTCTTTCCCACGGCACCATATTCTCTAATTCAGTTAAACTCCAATTATGATGCTGTATCATTGCAAAATTTTGTCTATAATAATTCTCCACAGAGTCATGAGACAGCCCTATCCTAAAAAACTTTCAAGCCCCTCCAATAATACTTCACTCTTTATCTTTGTCTTCGGATTGGTAACATCAATAACGTGTCGTAATTTCGGCATTGTTTCAAAAAACTTCATCACACTCTCTAACTGCTCTGTGTTAAACGAATCAATAAATTCTGTAATTTCATCCTCTGTCATATCAATTCTATGGATTGTTTCATCCCCATTAATAACACTTTCAACACATTTATTGATCATTGCCATTGACTTTTCGAAATCACCCAAATCATCATACAAATATAATCCCTGAAGGTCTTTCAATATTGGATATCTTAATTTTAGTCTGATATCTTCTGTGATGGTAATTTCCTGTGAGTGTTCTACACTCAGTTGTACACCAATTTTCTCTAAGTCAATTTCAACCAGAACAATAGTTTCTTCATCATCTGGACATGTAACAGTAATTTTTACTTTAGCACCAGCAGATTTCGCCCGTAATTGTAAAAACACATATTCAATATCAAACATTGGAGCAATATTAGCATCCAAAATACCAAAGGTGCAATTTGATACCAACGCCCCCATAGCATCGGCAATTTGTTTTTCATCCCCGGATTCTTGGGCAATCATCAAAATCTTTTGCTCTTTGACCAAGAATGGCCTGAATTTAATTTCCTCCTGTGTTGATGGTAGTGTTAGTGTGTATTCAGAAGTTTGTAGTTTAGGTAATGCCATAATTTATCATCCTTTATCATAATTAGTTTCCAAGTCTGCTCAACACCTTCGGTATGTTCGCATTAATCGTTCGTTCTGCACCAGTGATTACTGTATCAAGAACCTTTTCCATAAGATTGGGTGGTTGGTTAGTAATATCAAGAGTCTCCCAATACTTATATGCCATAGTGACAGGTATCTTTATGATATCTGTTGCTTGAGTATAACTTAAAGGACTTGGACCAATATCTTTTGGAAAACACTCAAATAGTTTAATTCCATAACGTCTTTGGTTATTTACATCAAGAACATAGATTTCAATTTCTTTAATGTAATCCCTATAATACTTGACATTCCACGTTCCCTTGTCCCAAGCCATCTCTTGCCAGTGTTCAAAGAATACTCTTTCTTCTAGGTCACTACTTGATTGAAAGGTCATAGCTAGTGTACCACCAAACGTGATACCATCAACAATTTCTGGTGCAATACCATACATGTTAGAATCTGGTGATGTATTAAGTGACCTGCCGGGTAAGTCAAGGGCTTCACATCGCATAGAAACTTTCCTTGCATCCCCCTCTGCCGGGGATGTGATAATAACCTCGTAACGACTTGGGAGTGCATATCCATTGTCACTATGAAACTCTGACAAGAAATCATTTAATACACCAAATGCGGTTGATTCTACAAAATTTGCTAGTGTTGCCATTAGATCATTGCCCTCGAATCTTTCCATACCTCAGAAGAATCTGCTTTCTTAAACCTCTGTACAGGTAGGAGAGTCGCAATTGTAAATTCGTCTGCATCAATTCTACGAAACTGTGATTTGGTCTGTCCTGCTAGGTATTTGTGTATGGTTGGCCTGATAAGTCTCACATTCTTTAGTTTCTGGTAATCAACGATAAGTTTTGTTGACTCATCAAATGCGGTATTATTAGAGAAATCCACCAAACGATCAAGCAACTTAATTCTTAGAGGAATGGGTAGATAATGCAAGTTGATCCCCAGAAATCCATCTGAATACTTCTCTATGGGTAATACCAACGGAAACGTATCATAGTATGGTAGGGTCTTCTTGAACTTAGGATCATACATGAACATGTTAAGCCTACCATAGAATGGTTGATTGCTCCTCTTACCATCTCGTATGAGGTCAAGTGTGGTTGGTGTACCAAACTCTTTAATTTTCTCTCTATACCATGCAGTAGATTTGGGGCGACCTTTTGCCTCATCCTTAACTGATTGCATATATTTGCTGGGTGCTCTTGCCATATATCTATTTATACGAAATCCCAAGATGATCTTCAGTTAAAATCTTGAACTCCATACCATTATCTGCACACCATTCTGTAGCAGATCGCCACTTAGCATCATTCACACCATAGGTCATGACCTCATTCATCCATCGTCTGGTGCGCCTCTTGGGTTCCTTGGGTGGTTTGCACTGCACCTTGGGTTTAACCTCAATTATCATCTTCTTAATCTGACCATTAGCCTGTTTGACTTTGATATAAAAATCTGGGAAGTATTTGTGCATACGTCCATCCTTGGGTGATAAATAGGGTATAATGATCTCTTCACTGCCCCATTCAATTATGGATGTGCTGTTGTCACAGTATACCATAAATTTACGTTCCCAGAGAGAACGATAAACTATGTTCTGTGGATTGCCCTTATATTTTTTGGGCTTGGTTGGTATGTATCGACCTTTGTATGACATGTGTTATAAATAGTTTCATAAAGTGTATAAGGATATTTAGACATGGCATTAAGAGACGCTTTCGTAAACATAGCAAAGAATGCTGCATCAGGTGCTGCACAGAGAGTAATTACTTCTGTTGCTGATGGTCTTAGGTCAGGATTAGGTGGTTCAAGTAGTAGTTCTTCATCTAGTCCTGTACAAACTGGTTTTAATAAACCGGACCCAATTCTCTTATACCCTTCTGATGTTGGCGTTAATGCTCATCAAGCAAGCTATATACTCTTCGCTCGACATTCTGTATCGGGTGCAAAAGTAAAACCAATACAACACGCAGGAAAGGTTGCTGATGTTTTCTATATAGACAAAGTGACCGGCAAGAAAACATTGAACAAGGACAAAACGGATGAAAACCAGCAAAAAGCACACGACCAATTAAACGCACAATCTGGCGGTTCTGGTGGTGCTGGTAAGAATGGCGCAAGTAATTCACTCACGTTGTCTCGCAGAAATATCCAGAGAACCGGAACCTTTATCGGACTGTACATGCCCCCAGCAGTTAATGTAAACTATGCTATGGATTATTCTGAGGGTGAAATTGGTGTGGTGGGTGAAGCGCTCTATGGATTGTTTAAGGCTTATCAGAACGGAACATTGAGCGGGGATTCTTTTAAGAAAGGGTTTGACACTCTAGGTGACGGGCTAGTGAAAATGGGAGTGGGTATGATTGATAAGGCAATTCCCGGCGCAAAAGATTTGCTTGCAATTGAGAGTGGAACGATTATTACACCCAGAACAGAGATGATGTTCAGGGGTATTGGTAGAAGGTCATTTTCCTTTTCTTTCACATTCATTCCCAAAGATCATACAGAAACAGAAACGGTGCATAAAATTGTACAAGAATTTAAAGAGGGAATGACCCCAAGTTTTAAGAATGCCGGTAGTACAAGAGAGATGACAATTCCTGATGTATTTTCAATTCAGTATATGCATGTCAATGGACAAAATCAATATATCAATAAGATTGGTAAATGTTATCTAAAAACAATGGATGTTACTTATGGTGGAGATAAATTTGTAACATATAATGCTGACAAAAAGGGTGCGCCACCCCAGAAAACAACCATCACTCTGGCTTTCCAAGAACTAGAAATCATGGACAGAGATAATATTAGGAACGGATACTAAGATGTATTTTAGTCAATTTCCAGTTATTGCATATGATTCTGTTGGCGATGGAGAATTCAAAACAGTCACCCATTTACTCAAGCGTGTGGCTCTTCATGGTAAATCAAAATCAGTATCATCTTTGTATGATACATATGACATTAGGAATGGTGAAACGCCAGAGATGATTGCTTACAAATATTATGGTGATGCAGAATATCATTGGGTCATTCTGATTGTCAATAACATCACAGACAGGTATCACCAGTGGCCAATGAACACTCGCCAGTTCCTTGCACATCTTGCCGAGAGATATGATAATGTGGATGCAACACACCACTACGAGATTTATCAGGTATCGGGTGACACCACAAAAAAGATTAATATTGGCCTCACCAATAAAGACACTAATGGTAACACTATTGCAGATGCAACACTGGTCACAAATAGAGAATACGAAGAATCGAAACAGGATATAATTAGAAAAATACGGCTGTTAGACCCCCAATATCTAGAACAGTTTGTTGAGGAATTTGAGGCATTGGTTTCTAATACAGAGGATTGATTGAGTGGCAAAATTAGAACTTAGAAGTGGTGGTGAGTTTAACATTATCCAAGCAGACCTAGTATTATCTACAGGGAAAGTGGTTGGATTAACAGCGTCTATTATGGGGCTCTCTATATTTGAGGGAATAAATCAACTTACCGTAACAGGAACCATGA